CCATTGAAAAACCGTTCCCGTCTCCTCTATCTAAAAACCACTGACCTTCATAGATCCCAACAGCTAACCCACTGCTTGGGCTACCAAACGTAAATAAACCGTTATTGCTTGTACCCGAAATAACGTTCACCCAGCATTCAACAGTGAAGTCACCAGTGCCAAACTGCAGAATAGAGCTAGCCACAGTTTGCAGGTAGTCGCCGGATCCGTCAAGCAAAAGACTGCCACTGCCGTACTTTGGATCTGTTGTACTGATCTGAGCGTTACCGTAGGCAGTAACGGTGATTCCACTGCCTCCGCTGTTAATGAATGTTGTGCTGCCGTCACTGCCATCCATGTGCAGAAGCAGGGAAGAGGACGAGGCACTTCTACTCCCTGGCGCAAAGGTCGTTGCCGCGGTCACCCATGCAACCGTCGGGCCATAGACAATTCCGCCATCTCTAGCTCCCACCGTGAGCGTTGTGGCCCCAGTTCGCCACGCCTTCCCCGGCGTCACCACCAGCCCCCGCGGCTCGCACCTGAACTCACACTGCACCGTGAAGCAGTCCGCGTGCTGATCGACAACCCGCGGCGGCCCGGCATAGAGCCAGGCGAACCCGGCGGGGGTGCGATCGGCGGCCAGCGTGGTGGTGCTGAACCCGAACGGATCAAAGCCGCTGCGCTGCCCCCGGTAGTGGGCCAAGATCGCCAGGTAGTCGGCTTCTGTGATGTTGACGAAAGCTGGGCTCCAGCGGCCCCCAGTCGGCGCTGAGCCATGCCGGATCCTGGACTCGGCGCCGTTCAGGCTCTTGTGCGCCGTGGCGGGCCAGGCGCCGGGGGCGATCGGCGCCTCGGACGGGATCAGGGGAGGGAAGGTGGCCATCAGCTCGGGAAAGGCAGAGTTGGCCCGGCTGATCCGTCGTCAAGCCTGCAGGAATAAGAGGTGGCAGCAATCGTAAACCGGCAATCAAAAGGCTCTGACGGTACATTCGATGTAACGCTAGAGGCTTCGTACTCCTGTGGACCGTTGTCTGGATCAATCCATCTGACTCGCCAAGTCTGAACCGTAAAAATCCCTGCGGTGGTTGTTGCTACATAACTAAAGCTAGGGAAGTCTGTTGCAATAAATGCTGGGCCTCCCCCGCACAACCCAACGCCGGAGACTACCGCACCGCCACTTATGAAACCACTGATTCGAGCGTAGCCATTGGGGCATAGCGCCGTGCCGCCGGCTGAGTTGGTGCCATCCGTGGGGGGGATCAGGCCGCCGCCATTGGCAACCCGGCTGCCGGTGGTTGGTGTCGGCGGGCCAGTGCCAGGGGTTGGCGCCGGTGGCGAGTCTGTGGGTGCGCCGCCAGGCCCGTATGGGTTGAACCCTGGCGCAACACCGCCACCACCGCCGCTGCTGCCGCCGGCGCTGCTGGCGCTGAACGGTGTCCCGCTGGTCGTTTTGGCTGGCACGCTGGTGTCGGCCGCTGCTCCAGGGAGGTCACAGCTGCTGCCGGTCCGATTGCTGGGGAGGATCGTGCCGGTGCCCACCGCAGCGGCCACCGCCAAGGCGATCAGGCTTTGGCCGCTTGAGTTGACCGGGAAGTGGCTGAGGCTCAACGTCTCGTCACCGGCGATGTTGTGGCCAATCGATTCCACCACGTAGAAATAATTGATCACGCTTGCAGGCTCCCGGCTGGTGATCACCTGCAGGTAGATCTGAACGATATCGCCCTCGACAATCTGGCCGGTCTGGTTGCCGGGCCTCAACACCACCGAGGCGGTGTGGGTTGAGAGGGTGCGCCGGGTGAATTTATAGGTGCCCACCTTGGCCGGATGGTTTTCGCTGGTGGCGAACTGGCTAAGGTCGTGCTGCTCGGGTGGGCCTGGTGCATTGGGATCGCCGACGATCAGCGTCCGCGCGATCGGCGCATCGGTGTCGTCGTGCTGCTGCCGCCAGAGCATCGCCAGCGGAGTGGGCCTGCTGCTGGCCGGATCGTTGAACTCGATCTGATAGCTCTCGGGCTTGATCGCCGCCTCGGTCAAGACCCACGCAGGGGCGATCGCCGCGGTGTTGATCGTGCCGTCGCTGTTGGTGGGCACCAGCGGCCGAAGGCCAAACCGCCCGGCGACCTTGGTTTCACGCAGCAGGAACTGCGGCAGGATTCCAATCAGCCAATCTCCCAGGTTGGTCGAGCCGCTGAACTCGCCGTTGCACCAGAGCCCGTTGGCCTCGGTGAACCTGGCAGCCGCGATGAGGCTGGGGAAATCGATCATTGCATCGGGCACCCGGCCGGACCGCTGCAGGGCCCAAAGCACCAGGTCGGCAATGTTGTCGGAGCTGGCCACTGTGGAGTCAAGCAGCCGCCCGCGCTCCACGATCGTGCCGCCGCGCAGGAAGATGTTCCAGCCCAGGCGCCAATCGTCAGACCCGCCGGTGAACGTGGCCCCGGCCTCAAAGGTGCTCAGGTCTTGGTAGTTGCCGCCGCCGCCGGTGAAGGTCGGGAAGGCCGGCACGGTGTAAGCGGTTTGCGCGGTGGCGAAGTTGCCGGGGGTCCAGGATCCGGCCCGCTGGTTGTAGTTCTGGGAGAAGGTGCCAATTCGGCATTCACCCAGTCGCACGTCGCGCCGCTGGATGTCCGGCAGCAGGCCATCGCAGATCACCAGGTGGTAGCGGCTGGTCACTGTGGTTGAGTTGTTCTCAAACCTGGCCTCGGTGGCCCGGGGAAACACCAAAACGCCGCCGACGTAGCCGCGGCGGCGGCCCCAGATCACCGGGATGGGCTCACCCACAACCATGGCCGCCTGAGGCACCTGCAGCGGCGAGTTACCGGCGGCGGCGACGGCAGCGGCCGGCGGCGGGAGGTTGCCGGATTGGGCGGCTGCGGCAGGGGCAAAAGTCGCAGCGAGGGCGATGCTGGCGCGAGCCGCTGGTGGCCGAGCTGCTCTGCTGGAACCTGTGCGGGCAGAGGCAGAGAAGGCGGTGGATTCGGTCATAACCGGCAAGGCACCCCGATCAATGCCGTGATGGCCGTGCGCGGCGGGAACTGCGACCCGATTGGTGACAGGGCAGAGCCCAGCTTCCAGGTGATCTGCGTCAGGCTGCCGCCGGCCCCGATCACCTGGCCCACGCAGCTGGCCGCCAGGACATAGCCGCTGGCCGGTGGAGTGGAGCTCAGCTCTTCATCCCATTGGATCACCCGCAGTGTGGCCACCCAGGCGCCCGCCCTGGCCCGCTCGGTCAGATGAAGAACCGATGGCACCGCCGGCAGGGTGATGTTGGCCTGATCGCCCACGGCCTGGCCTGAGGTGATGCCTGCCCAGTCCAGCTGCTGATAGGTCCAGGACTGGGAATCCCAGCTCAGGATCTGATCGATCGCATAGGACTGCCATCGAGCGAAGGTGGTGCCGAACCCGTCGCCCAGCTCCAGGAATGCAGCTTGCGCGGTGCTCATGCTCAGGCACCCCGCAGCGCCACGCGGCCGGCAGGTGTGCCGAGCTGGCCCAGGATCCCGGCGGCCAGGGCCTGCATGCCGGCCTGGAAGTCCTGCATGCTCACGGTGTCGGTGCCGTCGGGCAGCTGGTAGACCGGGCCGGTCTGGATCGGGATGCTGATGTTGGTGGGGGTGGAGCTCCCCCCGCCGGCCCGGGCCCTTGTGTGGTCGATCACGGTTTCGCGGGGGTGCAACATCGCCATGAAGCCGCCCTTGCCGTCGAGGCCGCCGGAGCGCGGGGCGCTGCCGGTGTAGCCGCCGCCCTCGAAGCTGGGAACCGACACGGCGCCAAAGGTGGGCAGCTGGGGGAGATTGAGGCGGCCGGCGATGGCATTCACGGCACCGATCATCTGGTTGATGGCACCCAGGAAGGTGTTGATCACCCGGGCGCCGAACTGGAGCACGCTGCGGAGCACGTTCTTAATGGCCCCGGCGGCGCTCTCAAACGGCGCGGCCAGTGCCGTGGCCACGTTGCCCATGGCGCCGCTTGCCCAGTCCCACACGGCGCTGATACCGGTGCGGATGGTCTTGCCGATGGCGGCGATCACCTTGCCGATGTCATCGCGGAAGGCGTAGATCAGCGCGCCCGCGGCCACCAGAGCCGCACCGATCAGCAACGGCCAGCCGACGATGGCGGCGGCAAACGTGGCCAGTGCCGTGGTCAGCGGCCCGATCGCGCCCAGCCATCCAGCAATGGTGGCGCCAATCGCGAGGCCCTGGAACGCACCCAGCACCGTGAGCACGCTGGCCACGATCGGGGCCAGCACCGTGAAGCTCACCGCCAGCAGGGCTAGGCCGCCAACGATGGCCTGGATGGGCCCGGGCAAATTGGCAAAGCCATCAACCACCAGCGTGAGCACGGTGACAGTGGCATCAAGAGCCGGCAACAGTGCGACGGTGATCCCAGTGGCCAGGGCGCCGACCTTGCCGCCCAGCATGGCCAGCTTGTCGTTATATTCGTCGGCTTTTTCTGCAAAGGCGCCGGTCATCTTGACGCTAAGCGATTCGATGGCGGCGCCGCCTTCGTTCAACATCGGAATCATCTCGGCGCCAGCCTTGCCAAATAACTGCATCGCCAGCGCTGTTTTCTCCACGCCGTCAGGCATGGCCTTGAACTTGCTGGCAATCTCGAGAGTGACTTGATCGGCGGTCTTCAGGTTGCCGGCTGCATCCTTGGCGCTCACTCCCAACGTCCTCAAGGCAGCTGCCGTGGGGCCCTTGCCGGTCTCGGCGGCTTCGTACATGCCCTTGCTGAGCTTGCCGAGCGCCTTGGCCACCGAGTCGATGTCGGTGCCGCTGGTGGCCGCCGCTTTGTTGAACCGGGCCAGGGATTCCACGCTCACGCCGGTACGTTGGCTGAGGTCGTTGAACGTGTCGCCCGCCTCGATCGTCCTGCCCACCAGCGCCGCCAGGCCGCCCACGGTGGCCACCGGCGCCAATGCGCCTAGGGCCCCACTCAGCGGGCCGATCCTGCTGGTGAGTGTCTGCGCGGCGCCCTCCACCTGCCTGAACTTGCCCTGCAGCGCTGTGATCTGCTCGCCGCCAGTGACCTTGGCGGCGATCCTCAGCAGGGCATCCATGTTCATGGCCATCAGCTTTTAGCCCCCTGATTCAGAATCTCGGCCTCGATCACCTGCACGTCTTCCACGACTTGGCCCAGGTTCTCCACTGAATACAGGCTACCGATGGCGATCAGCTCGGAATAGATCAGGCCGGTGCGGTGGCCGTTGTCGGTGCGCCACTGGGTCTGGCAGCGCATGAAGAGCTCCGCCGCCGGCCAGTTCTCGGGCCAGACTTCAAAATGCTCGGGCTCTTGCGTGCCGATCAGCTCGGCAACGGCCTCAGCGTTCAAGCCCAGGCCTTCGGCCTCTTGCCTCAGCCGCTCTGTATCAACTGGCCTTGCGCCGCTCAGCCAATGCCGCGCGGCGCCTTGGAGTTTCCCCGCTTGGCTCCCTCCAGGCTCTCGGCCCAGGCATCGCACACGGCCTGGGCCACCCCCTGGATTCTCAGGATTTTGTCCTTTGATGCGGCGGTGAAGCCCAACCGATCGCCCTCGTCGTCGGTCACACCAGACCAACCGACCAACACCTCGGCCGCGATGGTCCGATGGTTGACCCCTTCCAGTTCAGGGTCATCCTCGCCGCGCTTCAGGAGTGCTGATCGCCTTGCTGATGCCACCAGTAAGTAGTCGATCCGCTCCTGATCGAGAAAGGCAAATTCAGCGGTAAAGCTATAGCTTTCGTTGGCCAGCTTGCCGGCCACTTTCCATTCGTAGCTAGTAGCGACGGAGAGCTTGAATCCCATGGGGTGGTGGTGTAGTGAAGGTTCAGAATCACCAGCCTGAGCCGCCTGGCTCAGGTGAATGTCAGGGTCATGGAATCGGTGGCGCCGGGGGCGCTGTTCTTCCCGACGAACGGCAGCTGCAGGCCATAGGTGCCGCCGAGGTCCACCTCGGTGGGTGCTCCGAACACGGCATAGGGGATCGTCGGGATCACCCTGTTGCCGGCGGCGGTGCCATGAGTGAGCGTGATGGCCTGGCGGGTGCCGTTGGTGCAGAGCGCGTAGGGGTTGAACGTGGCCAGGTCAGCCGGGCGCACGATGGTGATCGTGCCCGAAACGACGTGATTCACGATCTGGACCTCTTTGCTGCAGCCGGCATAGTCCCGGAAGAACAGCTCAGGCTCTAGGGTCAGAGTCATCGACTGCACGCAGACCGCCAGGCCGCCGATAGTGGCCGTTGCGGTGTTGGCAGCATCGAACCCCACCGGCGCCGCCTGGTTGCTGATCGTCGGCGTCGGGTTGGGGACGTTGGTGGGCTCAACGTAGATCCCCGTCCTGTTGAAGGTGATCCGGGGAACTTCGCCAGCGGTGAAGGTGATCTCAAAGCCACCGCGGCAGCCAAGCGCCTGGTGGCGCTGGCCGTCGCCAAAGAACATCAGCTCAGAGCTGGCCAGGTTCTCAGCGGTGATCAGGTTGTAGGTGTTGCTTGTGGATGAAACCGTGGTCAGGTTCATCCCCGAGCCGAGCAGCAGA